GGCTCTCGAGCGATAGCTCGTCGAATCCCTCGACCTCACTGTGTACCGTTGAACTTACTCATGGTAAATCGCACACGCGAACGTATCCTAGGATCGTTCGGAGCCGGTCAGAAGTCTCGAAAGATTACTTCTAACCCCGTGATCACTACCGACGACTTACAGGACTCCGTCTCTTTGGCGAAGCACTGGCAGCGTTGTGTAGATGTCACTGGCCTTCCGAAGCAGGATCATGCCCTTACTATCACAGAACGTGATAATCGGGGCTTCCTGCCTCTTACGGGGCATATTGACCAAGGTGGTGGTAGTTTTGTTGATTATCAAAACTGGCTCCCCTCGGGCTTTATTAACGTGGCGCATGAGTCTGTCTCTATCCCTTCTGTTGGAACTGATGCGACTACTCTTCGCGCTAGGACAAATCCTAGTCGTGAGGAAGTTAGTATCATCAATTTCGCGGTTGAGATAAAGGACTTCCCGCAGATGATCAAACAGATGAGGAATCTCGGTCCGTTAATTCGGAACCTCAAGCACAGGAACCATGCGGCGCTTAGTGCGCTTGCTGGCCAGTACTTGGGCTACGAGTTCGGCTGGAAACCTCTCGTTTCTGATCTATCTCAGATGTTACAGTTTCAGTCGCAAGTCGATCGAAGGATCGTCGAGCTAAACCGGCTGTATTCATCCACGGGTCTCAAGCGTAGACTTCACCTACATACTGATTCTTCCAGTACGACTCAAAGCATAACAGCTGAGAGTTCGCTGGGCACGTTTATCACAGTGCGTAAGCACATAGTGACGCGTGTCAACAGGTGGGGCACCATTAGATGGCGTCCAACTGCTGTACCTCAGGATATAGGTCACCAAGCTCTCGGTCGGCAGGCAAGAAGACTTGTACATGGCATGGACCATTTTGGTCTTGATGCCTATCAAGCATGGAATGCTCTTCCATTTTCTTGGCTGGCCGACTGGTTCGGAAACTTCGGTGAGTGGCTTGCCGCTCATCGAAATGACGTCCCCGCGGCGCCGACTGGTCCATGTAACATCATGACCCAGACGGACACCTACGAGTTTTGGGAACGCACTGATGGGTTTCAACAATCCATCAAAGGTGCGTCCGGTCTACGGATTCTGCGCACGAAATCTCGTGCGCAGTCGTCCGGTACACTTTCGGCTCACCTACCCCTAGCAACGGGTAGGCAACTTTCGATCCTGGCGGCGTTGAATCTTCAGCGCAAAAAGCGCTAGAGATCTCATCAGCTCATCAGGAGAATGAAGACATGCTAGGTACCACTTTCGTGGTGACTCTTGACGGTTCCGGTGGAACTGTCAAGACTCTCCCACTGATCAACCAAGACGGTTATGGCGCCGAGTACTATCTCGACGACACGACCGTAACGTATCGCACGAAAGTGCGACACAGCAAGGACAATGTCAAAGCGGGCACGCAAGCTTTCGACCGTCACACCGTGACTATGTCGAGGTTCACGAAGCCTACTGAGGCACTTCCCCTTGGTAGTCTGTCTGAAATTTCGTTCACGATCAGGAATGATCCGAACGGTGTTCAGTCAGAGATCATCGACTTGAGCGAAGCAATGAGCTTTTACATGGTAAAAGCCGGCGCTATCGCGGCCAAGTTGCTCGGGTGGGAGTCGTAAGGCGTCAATGACGCCCTAAGGCCCCACACGGGAGCAAGGTGGTACGTAGCCGTAGATAGATTCTCCTCTAACTGAAGAGGTCCTCTATGAAAAGCTACGTAGTCTTCCTTCAGGGACTATACAAGGCGATGTTGTCAAATATCGCCGAGTTGCATCCCACTCTCCGTAGTGATTGTTTGCGGGATTCGTCTCGCTTGCTCTCGCTCATCGAACAAAGAGGTCTTCCATTTCTTATGGTGGACCTCCCAGCAATGGCTAAGCACCTTGATCGGTGCATGGCCACTGAATCCCTAACCTCGAGTGGAATTCCTGGTTTCAGGAGCTACACAAAGAGGAGCACAGTCCCTCGACTATTCAAGGGGATGTGGCTTCGGATTTTCGATGAATACGGTGTGCTTAGGGCCGATGTGGACCCGCGCGTTATCCAATCTCTTCGTCAACTCCTTATGGGAGCTAAGAAGATGAAGGTACCGTGCAGCGACTCAAAAACATGGGAACATGTCAATGAGTTCTTCCAAATCGACCGGGAGATTCGATCTCCTTCCCTTAACTGGGATGAAGACGAATTCAGGATTGATGATATTCATGGTCTCCATATTGGCGATCATGATATTCTCTCTCCTGCTCCTCTTCTCGATCGTTGTCATTCTGACAGCGAACAAAGAGGGCCCTCTCCATACCTGGATCATGGATTCGCCGAAGTTGTCCAACGGACAGCCGACGTTGTCTCCGCGACCCTCGGGCGGTTTGACCCGTCCGAATGGAGATCTAAGCACGGACCAGGTGCTGTAGCCGACCAGCGTCATACTCAGTTTAAGTATGATTTTCCAAACTGGCCGTCTAAGCTCGATAGAGTCTTCCCTATGGCAGAATTTGGCTTTGCCAACTTCCAACACTGGTCCGACTTTATCACTAGTGATGGTGTTAATGATCTTTACAAAGATCATGAACCACCTTCTAGATTGATTGCTGTTCCAAAGACGCTTAAGGGTCCAAGGCTTATCGCCTCTGAACCCGTTTCGCATCAATGGTGCCAACAGTCTATTCTAGACTTCCTCACTAGTTCATTGCCTAAGACACCGATTTCACCTTCAATTCACTTTCGTGAACAAGGGTTTAATCAGGACTTGGCACTGAAAGCTTCCCATACTCAGAGTCACGCGACGATTGATTTGTCGAGTGCATCTGATCGCCTGTCTTGTTGGCTTGTCGAGCGGATCTTCCGAAGAAACTCTTCGTTAGTTGAAGCTCTTCACGCCTCTAGGACTAGGTGGGTGTCTAACGACATCGATAAGCTCTCTCCTCAGTATCGTTTGCTGAGGAAGTTTGCTTGTATGTGTTTAGCGTGCACCTTTCCTGTTCAGTCATTCGTTTTCTGCATTCTCGCCGTTTCTGCTGTCCTTTATACTAGAGGATGGCGTTGCGACTTGAAGAAGATACGTTTGGCCTCTCAGGAGGTCCTCGTCTTTGGGGACGATATGATTGTCCCTATCGACGCGTGGGAAGCACTTCAGGGATTGCTAGGTAGCCTTGGTCTCAAGGTTAACCACTCGAAGACTTTCGTCTCCGGAAGGTTTCGAGAGTCATGTGGCTTGGATGCGTGGGATGGCAGCGATGTCACCCCTACGTATACCATTACCTACCCTGATGTGTCCCGGCCAGAGTCGATAGCCTCTGTCGTTGCCACACACAACAACTTCGTAAACCGAGGTTGGTTTGGTGTTGCTGCGTATGCTAAGTCGAGAGTCATGTCGCTTAGGAGTTTTCCTATTGCGAATGTGCCGATCGGCTCTGGTTTCTTCGGCTGGTTCGACCACGCTTGGGAAGGTAACGAACACCTGAGAAGGCGTTTCAATACCGACACCCAGCAAGTGGAATGTCGTCTCAGTCTCGTTGAATCGAGATTGAGGCGCGCGCCAGTCGAAACTAACTCTCAAGTTCTTCAGTATTTTACTGAAGTCCGGGAGGTCGACTACATTGTAGGCGACCGGATCGG